ATACAGGGCCATGGCAGCATAAACTTTTCTGGTTTCACGATCTATCTTGATCGGCTTACCATTGGCATCAATGCCAGAAGTTCCGGTCATGGCTGCGTTCATTGCACCAAGATAATATCTAAAAACCTTTGTCTGGTAAGGAAGGAACTGGGTAATGATTCCGCCGATACGACCACGGTTGTACGCAGGGCGTTCGGTCTTATCAAACTTGAACTGGGTCTTTTCAACAGAGAACCTGACAAAATTTTCCAGTGTGTATTCCCCGTATCTGTTTTTACCCTCGGCTTCATAAAGTAATCTGGATTTCTGGGGGGACTTCTTGGCCAATTCCACAGCGGCGATTGCCGTGGCAACCCTGTTGAATTGCTCAACCCATGCAAACGCAACGCCTGATCCACGAATTGCTGTATCAATGGCACGGGTTGCAGGATTGTTACCCTTGAGCAATCCCTTTTGTGCGAGGTCGGATGTGACATCTGAAAGCTGCATTGGCTCTAGGGTAGGCTGGATGTTTTGTATCACGGACCACTCTGCGTCCGTGAGTCCCGCAGGTTTGTTTATAAAGTCAAAAGGTTTGTCGGAAAACTGAAGAAACTTATCTCTCCATTTCAGGGCTCCAACCTTTGGGGCTTTTATCGGCAACTGCTTTGTCATACTCAGGGCGATCTTTGTTCCCTTGGTCAACGCCTGCACAGCCTGTGCTGGATTATCAGCAGATGCGAGTAGGTAAGGCAGCGTTGTATGACCAAGGCCAACCAGATTTACAACGGCAGATGATATGTTTCCGCCGAGCCAGAATGTAAAGGCACTTCTCTTGGCAAGATCTGCTATTTTTTGGTTTTCTGTAAGATAGCCCTCTTTTCCCCAGACTTTGTCAATTTGGTCAGTCACTTCTTCTGGAATAGATCTGTCGCCCTTTGCCTTTCTTATATCGTTCTGGAGGGTGGCATTATTTGGCAGACGGGAAATGATATTGGCCTGACTTGTAACAAAGCTATTCCACGACTCACTTAAATACGAGGACAGATTCTGATTCGTCAGGTAACCGGGAATGTTTCTTGATAGTGGGAGACTTTTTGTTACCGCTCCCTTGGTTAAGGCCGCCGCCAGCTTTTTTCTAAAGTCGGTTATCTCGTCGATATCTGTTGATTCGGTGATAGAATCAAAGATACCCATAATACTACCGACTCCGGAAGGGCTTAGATCCTTCAAGAACTTATCCCGAGTCAGTTCATAAACAACGTCTTCCGGAGAACTGCTTTTTTTATCGTTAAGGCCCCCGGGTGTATATAGAGGGTTGTCTTTAAAAAACTTTGCCGCAACAGCCCGGGCTTTTTTCATAGATGGTTTCGCTATGTTTGGATCAGGTATCATGTGGAAACCTTCGACGGTTCTTCCGGACCGGTCGGTGTACGTGAACTTGAAACCAAATGATCCAGAACGAAGTGACGGAGAATAGAAGAGACCCTTTTTCTTCATAGTTTCTGTGTAAATAAGACGGCTATCTCTCAAGGGTTTGATCAAAGTTTCGTTAACATTGTTCTGTTCTAACTGATTAATTTTAGCGTCTAGACTCGCCCCGCCGTCTTTGACATCTTGGAAAGTCACGGGGACATAAGATTCCCCGTCCACAGCTTTCCTTTTGATGGCGGCGTTTGCTTCGTTCAATATGGTTTGAATAACAGCTTCTACTTTTTCTATGAAGAGAAAATCGAGTGCGTTTCTGGTTTCACTCAACACTTCACTCAGGATTGTGTCGGGGTCAATTCGGAAAGTCATGTTTCTGCTAACTGATGGATCAGGGTGGACAAGGTCCTGACCAAAGAAATCTGCATCCGTGACCGTTAATGGTGCTTTTAGAATCTTTTGAATTGTGGCTGCATTGGTGATCCCAAGATCCCTGAGATATTTTTCGTTCACCACTGTGTTAGGCTTAAACCGTTCATTCAAGACATGTTGAACCACGTCCATGAAGATATTGTGAATGGCTTTCTCTGGCTCGGTGAGTTTATTCAAGTGTCCTTCACCGGTTCGATCCCGTACACCTTGCAGAACACTACTATATTTATCTTCAATTTTACGAACGGTTTCGGCAACGGCCCGAAGACCGTCGTACTTGCTAAAGAAATCCCACGATGTGTTAACCTTGGAATAGATCCAGTCATATAGAAACTGATAAGTAGACTTCAGGGCTTTCTTACCGGGCTCAATTTTACTCTCCAAGGATTTGATCAGAGGTTCTGCCCCTACGGTAGCGGCACCGGAGGCGTAGATCTTGTTAAGATTCGTGTTGTCAGTCAGAGATTCTGCCCGTGCAATTGATGAGGGTCTGGCCAACTCTCCGGAAGTGAATGCATCAAAGATTTCATCGATGCTCTGGTACTCGGAGTTATTTTTCTTGGCGACCCCGGCCAAGGACTTGAGACCTTTCAAGAGTTTGTCCATGATTCTGCGGATGAAACCCTTTTTCTTTTTTGGTAGACCCACGATTGAGTCGAGACCTTCTGCATAGGCTTTGCCCATGAGCTTGGCCTGTGCCTCAAGTCTCTTCATTTCGGGATCGGTGTACGCTGAGAGATCGATACCGTTCTGTCCGGCAAGTTCCGGGGTGAAGACTTCTCCTAGAATTTTTTGTTCACCCTCGGTGAGAAACATTGTCTGGGCAACGTGGAAGGCTTCCTCGCCAACAAGCATATCCACTGAGGCACCGGGATTATTTTTGACATAGTCCTTGTCTAAGACGATTGCGTCACCGGTGCCCATGGTAAATCCGAGGACTGGTGTAAATTTACTCCCGGTGAATTTGTTGTACATATCTCTGATTCTATTTGCCCCGGCAAACATGACGTTGACCTTGTCCCCGGCGAGCTTACGGATATCATCAGTCAGCTTATCCTGTGCCGCAGATTTTGCCTGAAACTCTGCACCTCTTTCGACTTCGCCACGAACAGCCCTTTTATCGGGGTTGGCACCGATACGATCCAAGTAGGCTGCAGCACGTTCATTACCGATTTTTGCCGCTGTTGCTTGCTGGTCAAGACCCGTGACGATAGATTGTAATTCAGCTTGAGCCTCTTCAGTTACTTTTGTGTCGAATTTACCTGCTTCCTTTAACGTGGGGACCCCAAGAAAGTCTGAGGTTCCTTTGCCGTACAGACGATCCACTTTTCGAGAAAATGCTTTAGGATTGGTGTATGCTTCTAAAATGGATACACCGGGGAGAAGCCCTTCTAATTTCTTTTGTAGTGGGTCAATGGTTTTTTTAACTGCTTCGGGAGCGGTCGTACCTAATTTCGCAATGTCAGCTTCGACTGCACCGACGGGTAATGGGGTCTGTGCTGCTTGATTAAACTTCTGCCTAAATCTTCTGAAAGTTTGATCAGATTTACTGGCAGCAGCTTCCAAACTTGCAGGGGTCACGTCCTCTTCCATCACAACATTCGACGCACCTAATGTGTCTCTGACTTCTGTCTGTTGTTCAGGGGATAGGGATGCTGGAATAATTAATTTTTCTGCGAAGGGGCTAATCTCTGGGAGAAGCGATACAGGACCTGATGCTTCGAGTGGGCCGGGTTCCTCTAATTGAACAGAGGTGCCAAGTCTTTGTTCTACGTTCGCTGACGCTGCTGCAAGAGTACGTACTGTCCCACTTGGGAGAGTGTCTATATGACCTCGTACAGGACTGGTTGCTGTTAAACCCCTGCCAAGCTCAGTACGAGCAGAGGTATCTAATGCTTTTTCCCTGCTTAGGACGTCCCCTGCGGGGTTACCACGTACCTTGAATGGTGCTGTGAGCACAGACATGATAGCACCAGCGGAGCCACCGTACAGGCCCTCTTCAATAGAAGCCATGTCTACAATATCCTGATTAGGGTTGTAGACGTAGTGTTCAATCAGGTTTTGACCAATGGCCTGTAGTGCTTCCTGTGAACCTTCGAGCCCGGCATCTGTTGCGATCTTTTGTGCATACCTTTGAAGAATGCTTGACTCGTCCCTGATTTGTGCAAGTTTTCGGTAGTACTCTGCGTCATCAGGGATAAGACCCTCGGCCCGCTGTTTGGTCAAGGCACCGAGTTTTCCCCCGGATGCTGCTGCAAGGAAACGGGGGGTAAAAGGTAAAAATCTTGTTACCGGTAGTGCATCAGTGAGACCTAAAAGTGCCCCGCCAACGGTGGATATTCTGGCCTCTTCTTCGGTTGCGCCGCCTGCTTGGGCTCGTCTGTTTGCCTCGTCACCTGATGCGGCAGCACCAAGGGCCAGACCAGCGGCCAAGGAAAAACCAGATGCCGCAGCACCAGCCGATATTGAGATTGGGGCTGTTGCTACCGCAGCAGCGCCGGCACCTGCGGCCAGACCCATGCCTGCCATGAATCCGCCGATAGATCCCAAGGCATTGCCGATACCCCCGGCCCATTCATAAGAACGACCGGGCCTGTACTCACGCATACCTTCGTCCATGATGTCGGTACCAATATCTTGGAAATAATTATCAAAGAGTTCGGTACCCAAGATTGCTTCTGGGACAGACTCTGCGCCACTGATCGTGGAGCCTAAGAAGTTATTGAACCCTAGTTTTATACCGTTGACAGCTTCGCCAAACAGGGAGCGGTCGATGGCGAACTGGGTTGGGTCAGCCTGTTGAACTGCTAAATCTATCAGCCTATTCAGTTTATTTCCGACACGTGTTCCGAGAATGTCTGGGTTGATTTTACCACGGACTTCTGCTGCGGCTTCTTCCAAGGTAACATCGTCACCAAAGGTATAGGTTCTATCCAGTTGTGGTATTAGAAGTTCAGACATCTATATGTTATGTCCTTTTATTATTCGTTTAGATTAGCATTCATGATCGGAACATCGTCGGGATAGAATAGATTATCAAGATTAGAGGTTACATCATCATACTCCTGTTGAGCAACGTCTCTATCTGGACCAACGAAAGTTGAATCAGATAATGCTTCCAACAAATCAGACTGACGATTAGCCATGAAGTCTATGACTTCTTGCCTCTGATCTTGATCAAGAGATGCGAAAACAGCCCTAAAGTCCTGATCATTAGCCTTTATAATAGCCTCAAGTTTTCTGTTTTCCAGATCCTCTTTTCTTCTTAGTGCATCGGCTTCTCTTCGAGCCTGAAGAGCAGATAGACCACCCTGACCAAGAGAACCTGCAAGGGTGGAACCGGGGACTGCTCCTGCTGCCATCATACCGAGACCGAGTTCTAGGAGTAGGTCATAGTCAAACCCTCCTGAGCCACTATCGGATGTGTCAGTGTCTGGGTCGGACGTGACCGGGTCTGATGTCGGGTCAACTACTGAGTCTTCAGGATCTCCGGCCATAGCTGCGGCCAGAAGGGGTGTCATTCCTGCATCAGGATCTGAGCTTGGTCCCCCACTTTGTGCGGCTGCTTTTGCTGCTTCGATATCTAATCGCCTTTGCAAAGGGGCTGGTATTCCAGATAACGCATCCTGAACCTGAGAAATAACATTTTCAGGATCATCGTAACTTGTTTCAAGCTGTGTGTTAAGCCAATCAAAAAAGGAACTCCCAGTGTCGTTTTCTTCACGCTCGGCATCTCGTGTCAATGCTTCCTGCCGGTACCTCTCCAGTGCATCTTGGTCGTACAGATTAGCGCCGGTACCTAACTCTTCGACCTCGGTACCATTCTCATATCTTCGGACAGGAACCTCTCCGCCGCCCTTGAAGATGAGGCTGGTGGCGAATCCGCCGGGTCCGAATGCGCCGCCTGATCCTAGAGCACCTAGACCAGCAAGTGCTGCACCGGCCACCTGTCCACCCACGGATGGGGGCTGACCAAATGTGGTTTGTAGGGATGATCCGGGGACCGAGGCACCGGTAAGAAGACTCTGTAAGCCGGATGCCTGCGCCATTGGGTACTGACGCTGTGTCAGGAAGTCCTGATATGCAATATCAAGGGCACCCTGACGTTCAGCACGGTTTCGCTCAGCGGCAAGCTCGGCTTCTTTTAGTCCAGATGTCGTAACGGTCTGTAGTCCTGTTCCTAATGCAGCCATCTGTGGAGCAGCCTGTGATGCCGCAGCACGGTCAAGAGCTAGTTGGGCAAGAGCACTATCGTAGGCCCGCTGTGATCCAGTTGCCTGAATGTCCGCCAGATTCTGCTGGATGTTTCTCTCGGCTTCTGCCTGTTCAAGAGCTGCACGGGAACCACCAAAGGCACCTGCTTTTGTTGCCTGAGAGTCAAGCTGGTTACGCTGGATGTCTCCCTGTCTACGAGCTTCTCTCAGGGCAATGTCGGTGACACCCTGTTGGAACGGGGACATGAATGGGCGTATGTCAGTTCCGGCGAGCTGGGTTGATCCTAGTTTTGACTGGTTAAATGCCTCGGTAAAAAAGGGGGAAGCAATCCCCGAAGTGTCTATGATGCCCTGACGAGCAGCAATCTGATCTGGATCAGAAAGAGCCTGTCGTGGTCCCTGATATGCTTGATAAGGTTCGAAAGCAGTCTCGGTAGCTCTGAGAAGATTAGCCTGATTTAGACGATTGTACCATTGGGGGAAATTAGTCTGACTCTCGACTTTCCCCTGCTCTTCAATTTCTCCCGGACTAAAAAGAGTATCCAGAAATCCCATTATGCTTTCCTTTTTAAGTTTTCTACCAGTTGATAAATAATATCTTGACCAACCTTGTTTGCATCGCCCTCTCGGGCACCGTTCATCATGCCAAGGTTTGTGATAGCCTGTCGGGGAATCACGTACTCCTTGTTTGAAACACGGGCTGGGACAGAGTTAAACGGGTTCTGGAGATTGTCCATCTTACCCGAGATTCCGCCGCCTGCTGCATAGACACGGGTCTTGATAGCATCCTCACGGGGACCACCGGGTCCACGGATCATACCATCGTAGCTCTGGTTACCCATGAGCTTTTTGGATAGGGCTGCAAGGCCACCCTCGTTACCTTTTACCGCATGGGCAGGTACGACGTGGTCACCCTCGACCATGGGGAGTGCGTTTCTGCGTCCACGGACTGAGCCACCCTTGGCAAATGAATAGTCTGGGACCGTCTCAGACATTGGGTAGGTTTTTCTAAATCTAGCTTGCAACTCTTGTACAGCTTCCTCTTGAGTTAAACCCCGAGACTCCATCATGTCTCTTATCACCTCTTCCACTGTTGCGGTTCGTTGAGGATTCTCTTGAAGTAAGCCGGGGAAAGGCCGTTGGGTGTTGCCACCATTCTTAAAACCGTCGGGAGAATTAACCACCTCGACCATTAGATCTAATTGTTCGGGTGTCATGCCCTTCACACGATCCATTGCCTCTCTTCCAGAGAAGCCTTCTCTTGTAAGAATGTCGAATGCAGTCAGCTCTCTCATAGAAAGATTGAATTCGCTATCCGTTTCATAGTCTCTCATAGTATATCGGTATGGCTGAACAAAATCTTCCGTGGGAGTAGACTCGGCAGGAGCTACGGGGGGAGCTAAACGCTCTACTTCAATCTCAGGACGAGCACCATCTGGGATAATATTTAAGGGGCTGTTATCTCTGGGGGGCATTACAAATCTGAATGCCTCGGCATCACCACCGTAGCGGGGAGATCCTGTCTCAGGGGGAATAAGACCACCGGGGATAATGGGTCTACGAGCTTGGGGCTTATCAGGAGCACCGAAAGGATTCTCACTGGCTCCTTTAGAAGCTGTTTCTAACATCATAAGATCCTTGAGCATCTGGCTAAACCGGGCAAGGTCTGTGGATACCGAATCATCTGCTGCGATGTCACGAACACGTTCATCGCCACGAGAGGTGAGGTTTTCACCTACCCTCCCACCTTCTGCAAAAGGTTCGGGGGTCTGCGGCATATTCCCAAGTTTTTTAATAATTTCAGCAAGACTCAAATTAGACATTGAGTCTCCAAACTCTGGGAAAGATTCTCGGTAATCGAACATTGCCTGTTCTGGGGCTACCCCAAATCTTTCAAGGGCTGCACGGGAATCTGATTGACCCAGTGCAATTCTCTGAAGATCAGAGAGATAATTCTGAATATCAGCGGCTTGTCGTAATGCTTCAAGAGGAGGAGGAGGAGCGGCCGCTGCGGCAGCGATAGTTGGTAGTGTCTGTGGGGGTAACTTACGCTTTCTATCATCGCCCGGACCACCGGAACGATCTGCTGTCGTATCCCTTTGTCCCTTTTGATTGGCACGAGAAATACCACGAGAGATACCGGGACCGTAACTTCCCATTCCATCATTACCAAAATTTGAACCGGAATCTTGACTACCGCCTGATAGCCCAGAGCCACCGACATTTCTTCCGCCAAAACGACCATCAGTACCATAACCAGCCATTAATAAATTCCTCCGTTTATCATCCTATAATACCTTTTAGTTTAAGATCCTGCAATAAAGTCCCCAGTGCATTTGCAACAACAGAGACCGAGATTTGACCCGCACTTACATCATATGTTCTATTCACAGATACATTTGAAATAACATAAGGCTCCTGAGAAGCAGCCTCGATATTACTCTGATTATCCCGTAGTTCCAGATTTCTGATAAGCTGGGACCACGCCCCTTGCATCTCAGGGGTTGCACTTCTCGGTGCCCCCGGATATCTGACAAAGAATTTTCCTGATTTGCCTACATCAATAGACATCCTTAGCGTTTCCCATCCGGTACCAGATCAAGTCTGAATGTGCCGAGCCTCCATGAAGTGCCAACAGCACTTGTGGATATCTTGAGGTTTGCCTGTCTTCCCCGGAGTCTGATGTTCTGGAAGCGAGTCGATGCCGAGACAACAAAGGGACCTTTGGATACTGTTGTGGCCGTGGGGTATTGTTTAGCACCCATCAGGATGTTGACCTCGGGGTCGTTGTTGATTCCACCCGGGTCGGTGAGTTCAAAGTCCGGGATAAATTTATCGGCAAACAAGAGATCGTCACCGTCCCCGAGATCGAAGTCACCACTCTGAATAAAGGATTCGTATCCGATTAACTGGTTATCTCCCACGACAGCACTGTAAGTGTCGGCGGGCTCGTTGTTATAAAGATAAGCAACACCAGCCGAGACACCTGTGGTAATAATATTTCCAAAGATGTCCGCCCCATAATCCCATGTTGTCCAGTAGGCATCGCCGAAGACCCAATAGTTTTCCACGGGGCTGTATGAGATATATTTATTACACTCTTGCGAATCAGCAGATGGGTATAGCCACGTAATCTCAGAAAATTCTGCGTTGATACCACAGAATACTTTTTCTTTCTGAGAGAAATTAAAGTCTGAGAAAACATATTTTCTGGCAGATGACGGTAGAACTTGTACCTGACCGTTGAAGACAAAGAAGTTGCTGTCACCCATCCAGTACAAACTACCGTTAAAATCTTTTGCTGCATGGGGTGAGATCGAACCACAACCGTCACCAAGAATATCCGTGGCAAAGATATAGGGCTGTCCGACGTAGACCATGCCGTACAGGGCGGAGTCTGTTAGTACAAGGATACCGCCTCTGGAATAGACACCCTGATTGATCTGTGTTCCCCTCTGGATTCGGAAATCACCTGCGGCGTTTGTGACTGTTGGCGTCCATACGTCATAGTCTTCCTGATCAGACCACCTGATCAGCATAGGATCGAAATTACCGGATACGTCATTACAACCCAAGGCAACGACGTGTCTCGATTTTTCTGAGACTATGATACTGTTGACAGACACAGGAGCAGCTGAGACAATTTGTGCCCTTACGTCAGTACCTGATGTTGCATCCCAGAGATAGATTGAGCCTCCACGGGGATTTGCCAGAAGATCCTCTCCAAAGGTGTCCATGCTCCAGTTACGCATACGTAAAGTAATATTTGATGTAGAGGCAGGAGTACCGTATGTTCCCGTGCCGTAGGTGCCAGCGCCCCAGCCGAGACCGTTGGTATTATACTGGGATCCTGACTTTAGTAAGTATTGAAGGGTCACTGTACCAACGTTGGCAGATGTTGCAGCGGCCACGGTTGTGTATGGAAAAGAGAAATGATTAGCGTCTGATGCAGTGGTAATGGTAAACATGGAATTTAGGAAAACGTTGTTGCCGACTGTTGCAGCCATCGAGACAAATGCGATACGGTCACCCGCTACTCTGGTGTGGCCTGTCAGAGATACAAGGATAGATGAAGAACCAACGGAGGTGCTAATCTGGTTGACCAAGGATGTAGTTGAAGTAATAGGCGTAATGTCTGAGACTGAGCCGCCCTCGTAAATTTGAAGTGCATTGTTTGTTCCCCATGCAATATAGTTTGCTTGATTTAGTCCTGACCAAATCTCGATGTCACGAGGAGTTCCTGTCAATTCACCAAGAACTCGTTTGTTCCAACCCCGGATATTTTCAGGGTTGCTATTACGAAACCGGACACGGTTACCGTCATACCAGCCGCCCTCGGCCTCGTATTGTGTATCATCCCTGAGTAGTGTGGGGGCAAATTTAAATTTTGTTGTGATTGTGTCTGTTGACATGTTAGATTATCTCGGAAAATTTAGGAAAACTTGAGATATGATACCCCCAAGAGCAGCGGAGAATCCGGAGATCATCATCAATGTTTTCCAGCCACCTTGTGCTTCTGAGAGAGTAAGAAGAATTTTACGGGTGTCGTTTCGGACGGCACTCAGTTCTTTCTCAAGAAGAACAATCCTAGCCTCCATGTTACCAAGTTCCCTGTCCGTGAAATTAGCCATTATGTTGGACCTATTCGTTTAATCATCCCGGCCACGTCTATCAATCCAGCCGAATGTAGATACATTGAGAGTGTTCGGGTATGAACTGGAAAAACTTCGTGCTCTGACCTGACTAGACGTGTTGGTCCTGACCGGGGGAATAGAACCTGCGATAACGCCACGAGCGCCCGTGCTAGTTGGGGCCGGGTTATCAAAGGCAAGAGAATAAGTACCTGATCCCAAGTTTGGTTCAGTGACCGTCACATCCGCAGTATCAAGAGGACTGATATATACACCGACACGATCATTGAAGCCGGTTCCGGAAACCTTTACGTTAATCCCCAAAAGTGCTTGGGTCTTGATACCCGAAGGTGTGGAAAGACTGAGGGTCTTGGCAGAGGCTGTGACAGTTGCTGCCGAAACATCGATGACCGGGATGTACCAGTTAAAGTTATCGCCTGTCTGAACAAAGTTCTGTACAGATACATCGGCATCGGAATAGATCGAGCCCAAACGTCTCTTCAGGGTGTAGCCGGATGGCATTGTTGGTGAACTAAGATTGGTCGATGCAAGTGTTGCAGCAGAGACACCCTCGGCCTTTGAGATGGCGAATACATGATACCATGTTGCAGAGGTCACTGTACCGGTATCGAGAGCGTTCGCACCGGTTGATGCCAAGCTAAGAGCGGTGGCGGATGCAAGGGTAATATCGTAGGTGTTGGTGTCAGATCGTGCCTGACCCGCAGCGATGGAGATTGCTGTTGCTGAAACAGGGGTCATACCGTAACCGCTGAGGTATGATCTGGGTGATCCAAACGATGTAAAACTCAGGGTCCCAGATCCGTTTGTCTTAAGAACCTGTCCGGCGATACCGTCATTACGTGGCAAGGTGTAAGTCACATTTGCTGTGACCGTGGCCGGGGCCTGTAGGGCGATGTAGTGGGAAGAGTCTGCGTCTGCGAATCTGACTTCGCTCTCAGACTTCATGGTGATGTTACTGGAGAACGTGGCCGCAACCATAGTGGATGAACCAGATACAACAAGGCCACCAGTGACAGAAAGAGTTCCTGAGACTGCCGTGGGGACTTTGATGTCAAGTTTGGAGGTTCCTACAGATACATTAACCACGTTTGATGTGGATCGGATACCGGGTGTTTCAACGTCACGTACCGAGACGCCATCACATACAACACCAATAGTCTGACCTTGTGGGATAATCTGTCCAGAGCCCGTGGCGGTCTTCATGTTAACGGTGAAAGAACCAGATGTGGAATTACGAATGTCGTAGCCTTTTGAAAGTGCAGGGATAATGACATTGACGTTGCTGGTCAAGGTTCCCGAGATATCTAGGAATGCACTACGTGCCTGATCAGAAGCACCGTTCGACTGCGTCAGAGTAACAGCAACAGATGATACCGTGATCGTGGTGTAGGCTGCGATAGAATCATCGACAAGATCAATGACGTTATCATTGAGCACGGTACCCCATGTATTGTCGTTTTGACCGGGGGTCTGTTTTTCTAGTCTAATTCTGGATGTGTATGATGACATGGGATTAGTTACTTCCTGTTAAAGTGTTAGGGCCACCGGCTGGACTTGCGGGCATGGCCATGCTGTCCCTGCGGGATCTACGGGCCTCGTTGTTCAGACCCTCAAGTTCTCGGAGATAGAAACTTTCCCACATGTTTGCAGCCGTTGGGTTCTTCATGAATAAGGTTGCCTCAACCATGGAACCGTAGTATAGGGCGTTTGAGCAGTACTGTGTGAAATAGTTTGTTTCTTGTGTTGACGAAGCTAAAGCGGTGGGTTCTACCACATACGAAATTTCAACGGGGTATGCTGATGCAGGAGCCGGTGCGATCAATAGCTCGTTACCGTAGTTTGCATAATATCTGGGTACCCCTACCGAGGTACGGTCTGGCCAGTAATCATTCAGATATTCTTTGGTCTTCATGACCAGATTAATCCGGGAGCCGTTGCTGGTGATCGTCAAGTTTTTTACAATCAATGCGTTAGGCGGCTTCTGGTAAACAGGGGTCGAGACGACAAAGTTTGTTGTGGCAAAACTTGTCAACCCTAGTAAGTCTACGTCACGTGTCAGTCTATTTTCTGTGCGTGAGATAAAATTAGGGATAGAGTCAACAAACTCGGAACCTGTGTTTTCCGCAGTTTCCTGAATTTGGGTTGCAAGGGATGAATAAGTTGTTACAGGCATACGATGATCCTATCATAAATTATTAATATGGGCCAATTACTGCAAGGGCTAAGCGGCTATAGATTCCCATGTAGTGGATACGTCAGAAGTCAGGGTCCATGTGGTTGATGTCTGGGAAACCGTGGTCCAGCTAGTGGTTACATCAGGTACAGGAAACCAGAAGAAGATTTGCCCCACTTCAAATGTGCCTGTGACCCCGGTGATCGGGACATCTGTGTCAATCTTGAAACTGGGGGTGCCTACTGCAAATGTGCCGGTGACCCCTGATACATCAATGGCACGGCTAATTGCAGGTGTGACAGTGCCAACTGAGAATGTTCCTGTGAGTCCGGTGACAGGGACATCTGTGTCAATGGCTAACCCGGGGGTGCCCACTGCGAATGTGGCAGAGACACCTGATACATTGAGTTTTATTTCTGCACCAGCAATAATAGAACCTAGTTGAAAGGTTGCTGATACACCGGTGACCGGAACCGCTACATCAATCGTTCTGATTGATGATGAGAAAGGTATCTGGGAAAAGGGGGATTCAGAGAAAGCCACGGCTTACCTCCTACACTGGTTTCTTATTACGTTCGGTTTTTTTAAGAGCACGGTATTCTGCTAGACGTGTGGATAGTTGCTCTTCGGTAAGGATTTCGGTAAAAATTAGGTTGTCGATCAAGTCTTCCACGTCACGGGTCATAAGAGTGTCAGTCTCAAGCATGGCTTTTAACCACTCTTGCATGGGGGCCGCTGCTTCTTCCGCAGCTTTAGTTGCAGCATCTGCTGCTTCGATTGCGTCAGCCGCAGCTTCTTCTTCAGGCGTGAAAGGAACAATCTTTCCTTGGCCCGTCATACTATATCGAGTCATTAGACGATCCCCCAAACCTTGAACGATCCATTATTCATGGTGCCAGTGCTTAGCTGGAACCTGATGCCGTCAATTGCTGTGGCAACTAAGTTTCGCAATGCTCCCGTGCCATTTGCATGAGCCCTATTTCCTGTCCCAGCAACATTAGATACAAAAGACCAATGAATCCATGGGCCATCAATATTAGTGCCATCTGACAATCCATGATACAGAGAAGCCTTCAAATGGAACATCTCATTGTACTGCGCACTGCCTTTGTAGATTTGATTGCTGGCATTGGGGATATTGATAGCTGAGGTGCCGTTAGAAAAGCCTGCGGTAAAATTTTTGGCTGTGTTGGCGTAGTGGTAATCCGTCCCTCCGACTTCATAAGCCCCGCCTTGGCTCATCTGGCAGATGATGCGGCAACTTGTCGAGATGTACCCTGCCAGTTCGATATCAAAATAACTGTAGGTGCTCCAGTCCATGCCGTCAGCGTCTTCAAAAGTCACTGCTGATGGGGTTCCGGTTGACCAATCGTTATCGACTAGTAATACTCTTCCCGGTCCTGCCAGAGCTGTACCACCTTTGATAAAATTAGTCGCATAGACACTGGTTGCTGAGACAGTCGTGGCTGAGATCGAGGGTGTATGGATCTTCACAGTCGCATAGATATTAGATGCTGAGACGTTAGGAGCAATTACTTCCGAACCTGCTCTGACAATAGTAGCTGAGACAATAGGGGCAACAAGCTGAGATCCCGATCTTAGAAGGGTCGTGGCCGAGACAACGTCTGCATTAACATTACCTGACGCAGTCATATTAGTTGCTGAGACTGTCGTGGCTGAGATAGCCGGTGTATGGATCTTCGTAGCCACAAAGATATTAGTTGCTGAGACTGTCGTGGCTGAGATAGCCGGGGTATGGATCTTCGTCGTTGCGTGGATATTAGTTGCTGAGACTGTCGTGCCACTGATGGAACTTCCCCGGATGTTAGTTGCTGAGAGTGTAGGGGTATAGATTGACGTGGCTGAGAGTTCCGGGGTGTGTACCTTTGTGGTCGCATGGATATTCGTGGCGGAGATAGTTGTGGCAGAGAGAGCCACGGTGTGGATCTTTGTGGTTGCGGTAATGGTTGCAGCAATAATGTTCGTGGCCGACAGGGCTGGTGTGTGAATGTTCGACGTTGCTGTGATTGTCGCAGCGATGAAGTTCGTCACGGAGAGTGACGGGGTATGGATCGATGTGGCTGTCACGCTACCTGCGGTGATGTTAGTCGCAGAGAGGGCGGGGGTATGTATCTTTGTTGTGGCCGTGATTGTTTCCGCTAGGATATTTGTGGCGCTCAAAGCCGGAGTGTGAATGTTAGATGTGGCAGTGATCGTCGCAGCAATAAAGTTAGTCACAGATAAGGTTGGTGTGTGGATCGAGGTAGCTGTCACAGTACCTGCGATGATATTAGTCGCAGAGAGGACTGGGGTATGGATCTTCGTAGACGCAAAGATATTTGTGGCTGAGACGTTTGTGACCGAGATCGCAGGAGTATGAATCTTGGACGTTGCAGTTACCGTGGCACCGGTGATGTTTGTTGCTGAGACAGTCCCAGCAATACCGAGGTTACCAGAGGCATCTAGGTAGACAGATTTTCCGGCGGGGTATCCACAGAAGACAACCTTGGTCCCTGCTGCCAGATTGACCACAGACCCACTGTTCGAGGAAGCCAAGATAGTGTCACGTGAGAGTACGGTGCCTGATGCGGTATAGGTACCGAGGCCCACTTCCCAGTCACCAGAGCCACTGTCTGAGATTACATAGTATGTGGTATTGGCATTACCAATTTCAGAAAAAGTATCAAAGCCCGTATACGAACCACTGAGCGTAACAGAGCCCGTTCCTGTGGTTGTCGTATCTTGCTTTACTCTGTCTTTGACAACGAGAGCCATGCTTGCCAGACTCCCTTTTTATACTAGACGGATAATGGCTGTGGCAGCAGCAGCGGCTGGGAATTGAATTGTGAAGGTACCATTTTCTACAGACTTGTTACCACCGAAATCAAGGACAGCAACCGTTGAGTTTGACTGGGACGAGTTATAGATCAGTCCGCCCCGGGCAGTAAAAGTTGCAGTGGTCCATGCCGTATTGCTTACATCAACAATTCCTACAGACCCATCTACTGTAACGTCAACAATGTTTAGGGTGTTTCCGCCTGCTGTGTAACCAATACCACTGACTTCTGCTGAAGTACTGTAGGTTGCGGTGCCAGAGCTTAAAGAAGCAGTGTCTGTGAATAAAGCGAGCTTGAAAGTATCGGCGTCAAAATCCTGATCGCCCAATAGAACCTGTTTCTTGAAAGAGATGCTCATTCCCTGTGAGATAGCCATGATTAGTTTTAACTCCCGATGGTTACAGTACCACACTGCACTGTGCCCGTGATTCTGCTTAATGATACCACTATGTTAAGATTTGAGACAAACGTTGTCATTGATGGATTCCATACAAGTGGGTTAACAGAAACAGGTGTCTCAGTCCGGGCATCCCTGAGAATACGGATTGGTCCAATACGTGGTGCTTGGTTTTGTGGATGGTTCTTGAGATCAAAAGCGCCATCGCTTTCTGAGAAGTGGACAACCATTCCAGTGCCCTGCTCCTTTACCCGCTGATCATAGGGGAACCTGAAACCGGATCTGTCGCTGATGAACCATGGGGATTTTCTGACTGCCATGATGGTCTAGACCACGACCCTGAAACGGGGGATGGCCCTGAAGGGGGCACGTTGTCTGTCCTCTTGCATGGCGTTCTGTAGGGCTTCTTCATAGACCTGCTTTAAGAAAGCAACCCTGTCACCGGGTACACCGGGGCGCTTGATCGACATATAGTAGGCCAAGGCGTAAATAAGACACGGGAGAAAACGGAAAGGTACGTCGGCGGTGTCCACGGACTTTGTGAAGTCTTGGTATCTGCTGACGTTCCAGTATCTGAAAACGTCCGTGGAATTTTCCGGGACAGGCCATAGATAGACCTCGATGTTGTCACGCTTCCTATGGACAGCGTACTGGTTTGGTCTTCCTTGTGTGCTCTTGTTTGGAAGCTCTTGGTAGTTGTCCATGGAAATTCTGGTTAGTTCGATGTCCGTGCCGGAACGTCTGATCGAGGCTTCGGTGATGTCGATGATGTCCTGATCAAGATCGTAGCTCGTCTGGCCTTCAACGGTGGTCGTGGTTCCGAGCCCGGTCTTCCATAGGAGGATGCCACGGTTCTGCCAGTCCGTGAGAATCAGGTTTAGACTGCGTCGGGCTGATCTGGGCTCTTTACCGAGATCTGATTCGCCACCGATCATGTCCAAGGCTTCATCGATAATCTCATCGATGTCCATGTTGAATGTGGTAGTGCCTGATGTTGTCATGATAGGATTATGCCTTTCTAAATCTAGCTGTTTTTGCTGCTATACGTCTTGGTTGTTTGACCACTTGTTTTCCTGCTTTTGTTCCCTTTCGCTTTGCCCGAGTGGTTGCAGCATACTCAGAGGAACTAAGAGACTTAATAGCTTTTTCGGGGAGATATCTTTCCCCGGTTGCGTCTGCACCTTGTGTCGAAGGCTTACCAGATTTTGTTCGCCAGTTCTGATTCGTCCAGTTCCTTAAACTTTTTTGAGATTTTTTAAGAGGCATTACTTGTAGCCCCCGCCTTCCTTTTTATATTGTCGAGCCAGCATCTGAGCTTTTCTTGCGGACCACTGTCCTGAACGTCCGCCCTTGTTACCGGCTTTTATTCTTTCAAAAATTTTCTTACGCATTCCCGGTTTTGTATAGTTGCCTGCCTCGTTCACACGAGAGACAGCACCGCCTTTTTTATAAGAGGGTTTCTTCCTCTTTCCAGAGACTAGCTGCTTTGATACGCTGGATCTAGATATTACTGACATGGTGATTGTGATCCTACGGTCACCGTTAGATAAACCTTTTGCCTAGCATTGTTTCGTCATCCTGTGGTTCCTCAATGTGGTCAATGATTGGACCACCCTTCATCCAAGAATCACATACGTTTTTTGCGAGACAACTAAAGTGAAACAGTTGACAGTAGCCATGTGATGCTTCGCTCACAACGTCTTCTTCAGTGTCGCCGATACAATCGAGCATTGCCTTGGTCATGTTAAAGTAACCACAGTTTCCACATCGCTTATCGGAGATGTCTGTGGGTCCGTAAGAATGATCCTGAATAGCAGCTTCTTTATTGGCTTCGTTTAGGGTCTCATCTTGGGTTGCCGTGGGGCAAGAGATTTCAACTTCCTGTTCTTCATACTGTTCTTCCGTAGTAGGCAGATCATTTTCGATAATGACTGTGATCGTAGGCATACTCATTAGTTACATCTCCATCTTTTTCTGGCTGCACAGATTCTTTTCTTAGGGGTTTTTGAGCAGTCAATGTTGTGCATTTTCTTCTGACCCTCAGATCTTGCGCAGTAGCTTTTTCTTCGTTTTGCCCGTGATCCACTGGGTTTCTTTTCAGTCACCGCAGTTTTAAGTTTAGACCCGGGGTTGGCACGGCGGTACTTTGCCACGCCCTTTTTTGTCAGACCCGCACCTTTGGAAGTGGGTAGTTTTTCCCCACGTTTAACTGAAAGGCTGGGCATTTTTGCCATTAGCCTACCAGAATTGTTGCATGAGCGGAGGTGGGCATCTCTACGTAGAGACCACCATTAAAACGGACACCATGGTCGGCAATATAAATGTCGTTCACATCATTGTTTTTTGCACCAAGAACTAGAACAATATTACCAGTGGTGCTGGCCCCTTCTCTCAGAATAACCTTGGCTATATCTCCGGTTCCACCATGCCCGATAAAGTTAACACCATGAAGGCGTCCACCAGCATTGGTCAGAGTTGTTGAAGCGGAAACAAAATAAGCCTTTACATTTGTTGACATGATTAATTAATCCTTTGTTCCCCTGAGTATAAACAGAAAAAGGGGGAACTCCAACTGGAATTCCCCCTAATCTTAGTGTACGAGATTTAACAAGGGTTTATTAGACGCCCTTGTTGCCTCGCCACTGACGCCAGTCACTCCAGCCAAAGCTATAACGCTCACGGGCCTTGAAGCGAAGGTTACCGGTGTCAAAGTCTGGCTCCATCTTCGTGGCAAGAGGTGCTCGCATGAACATCTTTGTACCATTGGGACAGTCGTTCCGTAGGAACCATGCGTCTGCGTCGGTGAAACGACGGTTGACATAGTAGCCGTTAGGAATGAGGCCCAGATTACGAACGGCGTTGATGTCGTTCAAATCTGTGTTGGACCGACCCGGAGAAGCAAGGATTCGATCTGCATCGAACTGGCCATCCGGGGCCACGTGGAGTGAGACTGGGGAAGCACCGATGAAGATACCACGATCATCCTTGATCTTATGAGTGTTGATGATTGCGGTTTCGAGGGTGCCTTCTGATAGATCAGCGGCAGTCTCTAGGTTTGACTGATTGCCATCGCCGACAGTGGGATGGGCGGCTGAGAACAGCACGACACCATCACCACCGACATAGCCAGCAGTGAAACCGTTGTTGTACACGTTAGCGGCCTTGACCTGCTTGGTCTGAGCCATTGCCCGGGCCAAGGCACGAGCCCTGACCTTTGCGAACGTGTCATAGAGATTGTCTTCCATTGCTTCTTCCGTGACGGCGAAAGCAAGGGCAACAGTCTCAGCGGTGTAGCGGGAAGTCCATGATTCCTGAGCGGTATCATAAACAACTGCTGCACCTTCAGCTTTAGTTGGGGCTGCGCCAAAGCCAGTCATAAGCACTTCTTCCTCGAATGCACGATCAGAGTTTTCCATGTCGAATAGAGGACGATCCTCTTCATCAACGGCTGCATACTCTAGGCCGAAAATTGCATTCAGGCCGGGAAGTAGTTGCTTGGCGATATCCGCACGATTAATAGCCATGTTCTATACCTCCCTTAGCTTTGTGCTGCTGAAGTGTACGAATCGACATGCTGGACGAGACGGACTTCAACTTTTGGATTCGCATCGCCAAAGGCGTTATCGGGGACATTAGAAAGCCCGATTACCTGTAGCATTGCAGAAGCAGTAGCACGGCCAGCAACCTTTAGACCAAAGCCAGAACGGCCAGTCATGGTTGAGCCCGCACCTAGTGTGACGGTGTAGTTAATACCCACATCACCAAGGGAGACAGTGGCGTCAGCCTGAATGAGATAGGTAGTTGCAGGATCGTCATTGACGATTGCAAAAGGGGTTCCGTCAACAGACGATGTACTGGCTGGCCAGTAACGACCGAAAATCGGCTGCCTGCTAACGGGATCGACGTATTCGCAACCTTGGAAGGTTCCGAGAACGTGATCAGTAGTCGTGGTGATGACCTCAACAGTCCCTGATGAGCCTAGCTTTACGACATCTCCTGAGAAGATGCTTGAACCGAAAGCGTTGGCGATACGATAGCGGGTGGTGCCACCTGAGTTGGCACCCGAGCCTCGCATTCTAGCAGGGACTAGGCCATTTAAACCTTTATTCAAAGCCATTAAATTTCCTCCTTGATAGCTCTGAGTGGCAGTGTCTTACCCATCGAAATGAGCGGACCTGCCTGTCCTTGCCCTTGATTTGCTTGCATTAGTAATAGGAGCCCGTGAATCGTTATCTCGCATGAGGTTGTTATTCACAGCTTCGTTGAGCATTCTTGTACGTTCGTTGGCTCTAAAAATTCGGTCTTCTCTCAGCTCGTGGGGCATTTTTGCAAGGGCTACATCCCCACGAATAATACAACCAGAAAGACGACCGTGATCAAGACCTTTGAAATTACGAGCCATATCAGGACATTCTTCTTCCGTCACAAATTCCCAACCTTCGTTAAGGCGGACACCGATGTTCTTGGTGTCCTCTTCGCCTCTGACTGAAATCCGGACCCATTTTAGGGCAAAGCCTTTGTCATCAAACGTGTTGATCACATGCTCCGGGATGTCTAGCCAGTTGGGACGCTCTTTTGTATGTAGACGTGAATCCCTGTCTCGCTCGCTATCGGTTCTTGATTTCTTTTCTACTACTCGTGCCATGTTGTGTCTCTCCCACGCTATCCGTTAATCAAGGTATAGTCACCGGCAGATCGCTCTGCTTTCTTCTTTTCGGCTGCATACCTTTCAAGAGTAAGGCCCCATTTCTTGGCAAGACTAACATCAGCTTGTGTGAGTTTTACCTTATTTGAGGTTGCCTGTCTGCGTGATTGACCGGCTACTACTTGGGTGTTAGTTTTTACGTCCCCACCACCGGGACGAAGCCTTGCGGGAAGCTCTGTTGACAATCTCTTGTCCAGCTCCTCATAAAAGTCGTCATCTCTTGGATCAAAGCCTTCTTCTTTCAAAGACTGATCCATGGCCAAGGCGATGGTTGTACCGATCTTGTCCTTGCCAAACCATTCGTTCTTCTCTGCCCATTCAACTGCACCCTCGTCAAACTTCTGCGGCTGGGCACGCTGAGGTGTTGCCTGAGACTGTGAGACAGTTGGTAGTTCCTGTGTACCACGGCTCTGATTCATCAGAACAGCGTACTCAAGCATCTTGAGTTCAGCCTGAGCTTCTGATAGATCAGACTGCGACTTTACAAGAGTGTCCTTGTCTCCGTCGTCAAAGGCCCGGGAGAAAGATGCTTTTGCCGTTTCTACACGGCGCTGGATCTCTTCCTTCTTTGAATCAACGGACTGTCTCTGATAATCAGTGATGTTCTTGTCCTTGTCGGACAAAGCGTTTTCAAGATACCTGATCTTATCCAAGGCAAGCGTGATCTGTTCATCACGTTCTTTTCGCTGTGCCACCAGTTTTCTGATTCTTTTCTCAGCACCCTTGGTGTTGATGCCCTGTAGTTCTTCGGGCTCCTGTGATTTCTTTTCGTCGGTGCTCTGTTCTTCTTGCACAATCTCAAGATCAACCTGAGATTCTGGGGCGGCAACAGTATCACCCTCGCTATCTTCGAATTCAATTACAGGGGGGGCTTCTTTCTTATTGTCGGGGCTGGTGTTGATGGTTGACCAACCGTCTTCGTTTTCTTCGGACATTTTTATCTTTTCTCCTGTGACCTTGGGGTCACCGTTGGGGGCGAATCAATCGAATTACGCCTTTGTGTCTCTGGGTACTTAGTTAGATAGATTAAACATTGGGTCAAGACTAGAAGGATCTTCTACCACCATGGTGATTTCATCATCATAGCAGATAATTAGTCTGACACCCTTGTATAAGAACTTAGCACCTGTGTGCTTACCGTAGCAAACATAGTCCCCGGGTTTACACCATGCTCCCTTTGGGAACTTGTCCTTGTCTTCATAAGCCAAGTCTCCAACGGAGAGAACACGGCCCACCGTTGACAGGTACTTCATGTCATCCTTGGCCTTGTCAGGGAGAATGATGCCACCCTTTGTCTTTGCCCTGATCGGCACAGGGCGGATCAGGAGACGGTAGCCGGGGATCTTTGGGAGTGGTTCTGGATCTGGAATAGTTGACTCTGAGAGCCAGTCATCATTTAACATGGATCGGCTTAGTTCTGGTTCAAACATGGTGGTTAAAAATCGTCCTCGTCGTTTTGGTAGGTGAGTCTTCTCTCAATATCAGAACACTTTGAAATGACCAACTCTAAGCCGTGGATCATTCCTACCATGCGCTGATACTCTGCATAAGTTTCGCAAACACCTTTGGATAGACTCGACTGGATACCATCAATTTCCTGCCGAATCTCGGATTTTAGGTCTTCAAACAGTTTCGATTACTTTCTTCGGCTGGCCTTTGCCGTGTACGAGGAAAGATTTGCCATGGTTGGCGTCACGTTTGTGTTGTAATCACTGGAAGGATCACCACGTAAAACGGCAACATGTGCTCGCTCCGTCCACTCTGAAGATGGAAGGGTGGACCAATCCTGACTCGGTGCCAGTTTACCGGGACCCTTACTCATTTTGCCTTTCATAATACCTATTATCCTTTTGTCGTTTTCCGCTCGACTTGGTAAAGACGGCGGATCATTTTTTTGGCGTTATCAACAGAAGAAGCCTTGGCATGTTTCTTCCATTTACCGCCTACTTTCTTTTGTACCACATTTCCTACATTACGCCAAGGCACTAGTCGTTTCCATCAAGATCAACTAGCTCAAGACCTAATTCTTCCCTTAGTAAATTTGAATCCTTTTCACGGCGGGATAGGTATTTTTCTTTTCCAGAGTCTGGTTTTACAAAATTATCTAATTCGTTAATTACATTTCCCCAATCACCTCTGGATGCGTGTCCTATAAAAGTAGGAGCGCCTGATGTTCCATATTGTCGTAGGACTGACTGAATCACGGTTCTTTGGGCAGGAGTTAAATCAAGCCAACGTGTCGTCCCTGCGGGGTCCATTCCTCTGATAGATCCCGAATCCCACAGGTTTTGTAAATCGTTGAATTCAAATTCCAAAAGTTTTCTGTCAATTTGATCGTACTCGTCGTTAGTAAGAGTGATATTATTATTATTATTAGAACTTAATAAGTCTAGAGCATCTTGTCCAGTCTTCCCTAAAAACGGCGACAGTTTGAGAATTAAATCTTCATCTAAACCCATGTTTCTGAGGCTTTCTTCAGTCTGTTTTCCGAGGTCAAGACCCGTGGAAAATGTAACACCAGAATCTCCCATGACAGAACCATCTTTCTTTGTAGGGATGTGACCTGTGAGAATACGAGAAGCGTTTTCTGCTGCCCCGATATAGGCTTGTGTATCATCTAACGATTTTCCATATACAGATGCCAACATTGGTATCGGGTAACTCTCTCGGTCTGTAGCCTGTGGCACAGTGGACAATTCGTCGGATGCCGTGGTGGGTTCTACTTCTTCTGGCAGAATCTCGGATACCATAGGTTCTGCTGCTTTTAATCCTGATACATTAATATCTGGGG